GTAGGCTTTAATCCTAACGCATTCGTAGCAGCTCAAGGTATACAATTAAATGTAGCTATTGGTAATTCTACAATATCTGGAGATGCTAATTTTTCAGTAACAGGTAAACGTGTAAATATATCTACCGGCGACGTAACTATTGTTGGTAAAGCAAGAGAAATATTAACAGGTCAAGGTTTTGAAATAGGTATAGGTGATGCACAAGCATCAATACCTATAGACGTTCCGGTAACCGGTAATGGCTTTGAATTAGGTAATGGAACTGTAATTACAAAAGCTGGGGCTAAACCAACAATAACAGGAAACAGATCAAATATAGCTATTGGTAATGTAACTATTATCGGTAAAGCTAATCTGTCTGTTACAGGAAATAGAGTCAATATAACTATTGGAGATGCAGTAGCAAAAGCAAATGCAACTGCTATAGTAACAGGTAAAAGATTTAACATATCAACAAGCGATGTTACAGTGCTTGCTAAGGCAAAAGTATTGCCTACTGGTGAAGGGTTTGAAGTAGGAACCTCTGAAACTTTAATTAGAAAATGGGATGCAGTGCCTACTAATGCATCACAAACTTGGACGGCTATACCTTAATATGTTTTTTGGAGCAACATCATTTTCGGCAACAACCTTTTCTGGAGTAGGTATTCAGAATGTGGTGGTATTAGCAAATGGTAATAGGGTTAATATTGCTATAGGAAACAGCACCGTTGGGTTCGGTACGTCCGTAACAGGCAACAGATTTAACCTTGCCAATGGTACCGTTAATGTGGTATCTTGGAACGATATAGATCCAAACGCAACAGGGGTGTGGGTCCCAATAGACCCGCTAAACCCATAGGAGAATTATGGCATCGAGTTTTTCGACGAATTTAAAACTAGAGTTAATGACTACCGGTGAAAAGTCCGGAACTTGGGGTACAATAACTAACACCAATTTACAACAATTAGAACAAGCAGCATCAGGTTATATATCTGTAGATGTTGCAGCTAGTGATGTAGCATTAGCTATTAGTAATGGTGCTGTATCAAATGGTAAAAATTTATACTACAAACTAACAGGTACATTAGCTGCTAACAGAAATGTAACTTTACCTGACTCTACTGAAAGAGTAGTTATTGTAGAAGACGCAACATCTAGAACATCTAACAATTATACATTAACATTTAAAACGGCATCAGGGACCGGGGTAACTCTACCACCAGGTTCTAGGTCATTATTATATTCAGATGGAACGAATGTAAACAAAGGAATTATTAACAAAGGTTATTATACAGTACCAGGAGCATACACTGCTGTTGATGGTGATCAATTATTAGTAGATACATCAGGTGGTGGAATAAGTAGTGCTGTAACTATAACACTACCAGCATCACCTGCTATTGGAAACGAAGTTCATTTTATTGATAGTGGTAATAACTTTAATTCTAACAACTTAACAATTGCAAGAAACGGATCTAATATTTTAGGTGCTGCTTCTAATTTAGTTGTTAACGTAAACAGTGCAGCTTTTACTTTAGTATATGCTAATGCTACTAGAGGCTGGATCTATAAAGATAAAATATAGGAGCTTTAGATGGCTCTAATCGAGTATAAATTTCTTCCTGGAGTAGACAAACAATCTTCTGATTCTGGCGCAGAGAATCGATGGATTGATTCTGATAATGTAAGATTTAGATATGCACTACCAGAAAAAGTTGGTGGGTGGTCATCTCTTGTGACAGATACAATTGTAGGTGTAGCAAGGGCCATGCATGCCTTTACAGATTTAACAGGTAATAGATATGTTGCTATTGGTACAGATAAATTTTTACTTATTTATTTTGAAGGACAACTACATGATGTTACACCTTTAAAACCAACTTTAACATCTGCAACTATTGCAACTACAAATGGATCACCAATATGCACAATTACAAAAGCAGCACACGGATTAGCTGTTGGAGATATAGTGCAATTAGATTCTGTAACTTTACCCGGTGGTACAGGTTTTAGTAATTCTGATTTTGAAGATAAAAATTTTCAAGTTGCAACTGTTCCAACAACAGGAACATTTACAATAACACAATCGAGTAACGCAACTGGTACAGTATCAACAGGCGGTAGTTTAAGTTTAAAACCTTTTGAACCTGTTGGACCAAGAGCACAAACATACGGTTATGGTTGGGGTGTATCTTCTTGGAGCTCAGGTGGTTGGGGCCAAGCTGCTGCAGCATCTGATGTATCTCTTGAACCAGGACTTTGGTCACTAGATAATTTTGGAGAAGTGTTAATTGCAACTGTTGCAAACGGTAAAACTTTTACATGGAATGGTGGAGCTGCAACACCATTATCTAATAGAGCATCTACAGCAACAAGTAATTTTGAAACTACAAATAATCCAACTGCAAGTAGAGTTACACTTGTGTCACCAACAACTCGACACTTAATTCATTTAGCAACAGAAACAACTATATCTGATACAACAACACAAGATGATATGTTTATTAGATTCTCTGATCAAGAAGGTATAAATACATATGCACCCACTGCAACAAACACTGCAGGCACACAAAGGCTACAAGACGGTACAAAGATTGTTGGTGCATTAAAAGCAAAAGAATCTATTCTTATTTGGACAGACAATGCATTGTATACAATGAAATTTGTAGGTGCACCATTTACATTTGCTTTCGAACAAGTAGGTACAAACTGTGGTTTGATAGGTAAGAATGCTGCTGTTGAAATAGACGGTACTGCGTTCTGGATGTCACCTAAAGGTTTCTTTGCTTTTGATGGTACAGTTAGATCACTGGCTTGCACAGTAGAAGATCATGTGTTTCAAAATATAGATACAACAAAAGGTCAACAAATAAATGCAGGATTAAATAATTTATTTACAGAAGTTATTTGGTATTATCCATCTGCAGGATCAGAGTATAATGATAAATATGTTGTATATAATTATGGAGAATCTTCGTTAGCAAAAATTCCTGGTGGTGTATGGTATACAGGTACAGAAGCTAGAACAAGTTGGGTTGATGCAACAATATATCCAAAACCATTTGCAACAAAATACGATGTAAATTCTTCTGGAACATTTCCAGTAATAGTGGGTCAATCTAGTTTAGGACAAACAACATTGTTTGAACATGAAGTTGGTACAGATCAAGTAAATCCAAATGGTACGACAACTACAGTAGATTCTTTTATTAAATCATATGATATAGATTTAGAATCAAGAATGAGAAGAACAGCGCAAGGTGGTGTAGCTTCAGGTTCTATAGCAGGTGAATTTTTTCTAGCAATGAGAAGATTTGTTCCTGACTTTAAAGAATTACAAGGTAATGCAAAAGTTACATTAGGTGTTAAAAGATATCCACAAGGATCAGAAACAACTACAGCATTAAGTCCTTTTACAATTTCATCTTCTACTCTTAAAAAAGATACTAGAGCTAGAGGTAGATTTTTAAATATAAAAATAGAAAACGATGCAGCTAGTGAGAAATGGAGATTTGGAACTCTTAAACTAGACTTACAACAAGATGGGAGAAGATAATGGCAAAGATAACAGTTAGAATACCAGAACCAAAAGAAGAATACGATTTTTCTAACCAAAAACAAATTAATAGAACATTAACATCTTTGGTCGAGCAACTTAATTCTACATATTTAAATCAACAAAAAGAGGAGCAGGAAAGATTTACCTGGTTTATAGGTGGCTAACGTATTTACAAACGCTAAAAAAGATTTAACAACTAGCTCAGAAACAGTTGTATACACGGTGCCTGCATCAACAACAGGTATTATAAAATCAATACTAGTGTCTGAGGACTCAGGGAACGCGGATAGTATAACTTTAACCTTGACAGATGCATCCTCAAATGTATTTAGTCTATTCAAAACTAAGGCTGTATCAGCTAATACAACAATAGAATTGCTGTCACAGCCCATAATTTTACAGGAAAGTGAGATTATAAAAGCAACTGCAGCCACAGGAAATAGGTTACATATTGTGCTTTCTGTGCTACAAATAAATAGGGAATAACATATGGCATTTAAAGAAGAAGGATCAGTCGAATACGTAGAAATAGATGGTAAAAAAGTACCAGTAGTTCAGTGTGAAGCTGAGATAACGTTAAAGAATACTAAAACCGGTAAAGAATATAATTCTGATAAAGAAGCAGAAGACGATATAAATAACCCAGAAACAGATACTGTAAGAGAAGATATAACAAGATCTGTAAAAATTAAAGTTGCAAAGATGCCACCAATAGGTGCATCTTCTGATAAGGATGAATAATGTCAATATTTGGAGCACCATCATTTTATAATCCAGGTGATCAAGCTATCTATGATTCAGGTTTAAGTTTTATACCTCAATCTCAATTTAGATTAGGTGATCCTAGAATATTAATACCTGGAGGAATAACAGATACTGCAGCAGCAAACATATTACCACCACCTCCAATTGTTCCAGTTAATCAAGGTGATGGAGGCGGTAGCGGAGGAATAACATCAGCTGCGAATACAACAGGTACTTTTGATTATGAATATGATGCTTTAGGAAACTTATCTAATCCAGACAACGTTGGATTAACAGACGAAGAACAGGAAGCTATTAATGAAATGAATAATCCTGGTTTGAATAAAGTAGATATGGCAACTATAGGAAGTATAGCATTAGGTTTTACAAATCCTATAACAGGAATTTTAGGTTTAGCATTTAATAGAAAAAGAAAAGAAGAAAAAGCTGCTGAAGCGGCACGACAAGCAGGTGCTATTGCTAGAGATAATGCTGCAGGAGCTAAAAGTGGTCAAGCTGGTACTAGCGAGGGAGGAATTGATGCTTCCGGACCGGGATCAGGAGGAGGATACAACGAAGGTAATCGTTGTTTTGAACCAAACACACTTATTCAAATGGCCGATGGTTCTGAGAAGAAAATTAAAGAAATACAACTTGGCGATCAAACTAAAGGTGGAGAGGTTACAGGTGTATTTCAATTTAAAGTTACTGTCGACGAGATACATGATTACAAAGGTGTTACTGTTGCAGGTAGTCACTTTGTTAAAGAAGATGGCAAATTTATTATGGTTCAGGATAGTCCAATATCTGTCAAAGTTGATAAGATACCAGTTGTCTATTCATTAGATACAACAGGTCGAAGAATTTTTATTAAAGATATTGAATTTGCTGACTATAATGGTGATGGTATAGCTAAAGGGTTCTTGGCTAATGCTGGTGTGGATCTAAAAGGTTTTGATAAAGAGGTTCTAAGACAGGTTGAAAACAGGTTGATATAATGAATAAAACACGATACAAAGAGGATTTAGACTAAATTATGGCAATATCTAGAATGCAACAACCAAGACAATTATTAGAGAA